CTGTTTTGTGATTGCACTTTCTGATTCAAAGAATACAACACCAGAGTTTGGATTTTGGTCTAGGAAGTTTTTAACCATTCCCATAAGAAAGAAAGTTTTACCTGTGGAACTTTCTCCAGCTAATGCTGTAATTTTGTTTTGTGGAAGTCCACCATAAAGTGAACCAGAAAGTAAAGCATTAAATACATGAGAACCTGTATCTATAAAGTTCTCTACATCTCCTGCCTCAATACCATCTGATACTATTCCAGCATATTCATTACCAGTTTCTTTGATAACATCTTTTAAAAAGTCATTCATTTGTTTCCCCTATTTAATTGCAATCGCGCCAACGAACATATGATTGCGCCAGAATGGTTGTACTGTTTTAAATCCAGCACATTCTAACATACCTACTAACTCTTTCCAAGTATTAGGTTTTAACATGTTCCTTAGTGTTTTTTCTTTTTCTAAAATATCTGATGCCTCAAAATGTTTTCTTTTATAATCATAAAAATTAAAAGTTATCATTTCTTGTAGTCTTGAATCTTCACAAACTGTTTTCTCTGCAAAAATAAAAGCACCACCATGATTTAGTCCATTGTATATATTTTGTAATACATTAAATCTATCCTTTCTAGGCATAAACTGTAATGTAAATATTGATGTTACTAAACTACAGTTTTCGAAATTGTAACCACGAACATCTTTTTTTGTGAAACTAACATTTGCCCATGGGTTTTCAACTTTCATTCTTTCATGTCTTGCATCAAGTTCTGAAAAGAAACTGGGTGCAAGTTCTATACCAACATAGTTAGCATATTTACAAAATGATTCATTACCCTTTACAAAGGCCTCTGTTAATTTACCTGTTGAACAACCTATATCAACAACATTTGTTTCATCTTCTACAAAGTTTCTAGATAGACTAACTACATCTTCTAGTAGATTTGTATATCCACGAATTGAATGTTCGATATGGTCATCAAAACCTTCTTCTCTTTGAGCGAAGGTAAAGTCATAATTTTTAGACATTATTTTTACTCCAGTTTATATTGCCATTATACATGGTGTAATCATGTTTTGTCAAGACTTTTATTATAAGGTTCTATTACATTCTTATAAACAGACTCAGCAATGGCTTTCATCATTAAAGAGGGTACCATTCTACCACATCTTTCTGTCTTCTGTGACATAGAACCAGTAACTATGAAGTCATCTGGTAGTGACATTAGACGTTTTATTTCTTTGATTGTTAATCTTCTTTTTTCAATAAAGTGACAAACATCTGCATTTGTTGTAATTGTGGGTGCTGGATGGTGTCTAGACATCTTCTTAACATTGAAATGCCATCCTTTAGGATGATAATCATTTCCACCTAATACTTTGTCTGGGTCATCTGGCATAAGAGCTGCTGTGTCCTTATAGTGTGCTGATTTTATCCATGTGTCTGTACACCACTTAACTTCTTCTGAGTCTAACTCTAAGTCTTCTAATGCTTCTTCAGCTGTTACTATATCTCTACTTTCTTCTGGGAAGATACTAGCGATGTTCATAAATGTTAATCCTATTGCCTCTGTAACATCTTCACGAACAGCTATAAAGATAACACGCCTTCTAGATTGTGGTACTCCAAAGTGTGATGCATTTAAAATTTTATACGATACATCATATCCTATTTCTTCAAATGTGTTTACAATTTCATTTAATTTAAGTTTAGCTTCTCCTGCCACTAGACCTGCTACATTTTCACCTATAATAACTTTAGGTTTTAAATCTTTTGCTATTCTTAAAAACTCAAAAAATAAGTCTTCAATATTTTCTACTACTTTATTGTCTGAATATTTTTTAGTCTTACCCCAACCATCAGAATGTTTTGAACCAGACTTTCCTAATGTACCACACATTGAAAATGCAGAACATGGTGGGGAACCATCTAGTATATCTAATTCACCTTTTTTAATACCAGTAGTTTCTAGAAAATCTTTTCCAGTTAGTTCTTTTATATCATCTGGTAATATTGGTGTATCAGGGTAGTTTTCTTTATATGTAATTCTTGCTTGTTCTACAAACTCATTTACACAAAGTATGTTTCCACCAGCTAGTCTATAACCAGTAGATGAACCACCACCACCAGCAAAGGTAGATATGACACTAAACTTATTTTGTGCCGATGCTTCTTTTACATCTTTTAAATTATACTTTTGATATTTCATTATATGGTTTCAACACCTTTTCATAAATTGATTGTGCAACTGCTTTCATCATTAATGGTGGTACCATTCTACCACATCTTTCTGATTGTTTGTTATAACTTCCTGTTAGTTTAAAGTCATCTGGTAATGACATTGCTCTTTTTATTTCTTTAATTGTAAGTCCTCTAGGTTCATGCCAATGCATTGGTGGAAATTTTGCTGTGATTGTTGGTGAAGGTTTAAATCTTGAACATTTTTTCATATTAAAGAAATGACCTTTAGGATGATAGTCACCACCTGTTTCTACTTTCTTTGAATCATCTGGCATATCCAACCAAGTTACATGATGTGCTGAACCTACAAATTTATTTATTAATGTATCTGCTTCTTCTCTATCTATTTCTATTCCTGTTAAACAATCTTCTAATGTAATCACTTCATTACTTTCTTCTGGGAATAAACTTTGAATATTCATGAATGTTAATCCTATTGCCTCTGTAACATCTTCACGAACAGCTATAAAGATAGTTCTTTGTCTTGTCTGTCCTACTCCATAGTGTACAGAATTTAAAACTTTATACGATACATCATATCCTATTTCTTCAAATGTGTTTACAATTTTAAAAAGATAGTTTTTTGCTTCACCAATAGTTAATCCTTTTACATTTTCAGCAACAATTACTTTAGGTTTTAAATCTTTTGCTATTCTTAAAAACTCAAAAAATAAGTCTTCAATATTTTCTACTTTCTTACCATCAGAATAAGTTTTAGTCTGACCCCAACCTTTAGAGTGACTACCTTGTACCATTGCACCAGATACAGAAAATGCTGAACATGGTGGGGAACCATCAAAGATATCTATGTCACCATACTTGTTGAAATCTTCTGCATTAAGTTTTTTTATATCATCTGGTAATATAGGTGTATTAGGATAGTTTTCCTTATATGTATTTATTGCTTCTTGAACAAACTCATTTACACATAATATCTTTCCACCTGCCAAACGATACCCAGTAGATGAACCACCGCCACCAGCGAAAGTTGATACTACTGTAAACTTTTCTTGTTCAGCAGCCTTGACAACATCTTTTAAATTATAAGGTTTATATTTCATACATATTCTTCTAGTGTTGATGTATTTTCCATTTCATACCAATCTCTATAAACATCTAACATTCTAGTCCTATTTTTAAAGTTAATTTCTTTATTTTTTAATAAAGTTTCAAATAGTTTTATTACTCCACTTCCTATTTGCAAATTTAAATGATTCTCTACTTTACCTATTTCATTAAACTCATAAAATCCATTTCTTACATGATGTTTTTGAAATGGTTTATTTAATTGTTCATGATTGTGTTTGTAGAAAAATTCTTTTACTGCTGTTGTTAAGTATGGTGTTACAAGATTTTTATTATTCATTTCTGCAACTTTATTATGCCATATATATCCAGCTTGATTTTCTTTTGCAAAATAATTATCTCTAAACTCATTAAAGTTATCACCTTTATAATGTATCATAGCTTTTTTACTTAATCCATAATAACCATCTGCAGCCCAACCAGACAAAACATATTTTTCTTTTATCTGTGGATAGATGTATAGAAATGGGAATGTACATTCAAATTGTGTTTTCTTTCTACATCCTAATTTAACTAAATTATGAAAATCTTCTATCAATCTATTTGTTGGTATAGTAACACCAACGAATTTCCAATTTCTCATTTGAGCAATATCTTTTGCTTTGTTATAATCATAAGATGGTTCATTATCTAATCTAAAACTATATGCAGTTATCTTCTTTCCAAGTCTTTCTGCTGCAAATGCGACAGAGATAGAATCAACACCACCAGACAATAATACTGCAACTTCTTTTTCTGGTATAGAATCATCTACTTCATATGTTAATATTTTGTCTATCATTAAATGGTCAAAAGTATTTTTCTTTTTAAATATTAAATCCCAGTTTGAATCAAACTGTTCTATGTCCACTTTAAGTGGTCTTCTTTTATCACCTTTTCCAGCCATTAGAAAAACTCCTCTAGTGTTCCTTGTGTTCCATAACTACCATCAATCTGCCATTGTATCATACTAGTAATAAATTTTAATGGTTCTACAAATGACTTTTCAAATTGCATATCATAATCTACTATAGTATGTAAGTTTAATTCTTTAGGTAACTTAGTCATGAATGATATAGAAGTTGATTGATATGTATTTGGTATTTTCATATGTAAAAATTTAATCTTATCACCCTCTTGTATAAAAGGATATTTTCCTTGTAATTTCTTTTCTTTTAAAAGATGATTGTATAATATTGCACCTTTACAATGTATTGGTGCTCCTTTCTTAAATAGATTATGTGATTCAGTCCATTTCAATAATCCATTTACTGAGCGTGGGTATGCAACCAGTTCTGGTTTTAAAGTCATAAACTCTTTTCTAAAATCTTGTATAAAACTATTTAGCACTTTAGAATCTTCGTTCATTATAATGACTAAGGCTTCTTTAATTTTTTCACGACATGGTGCTGGGGTTGATGACTTCACAGCTTCAACACCCATGATTTTTAATTTGGGTTCTTTATAACGAACACCTTCAACATCATGTGTATTTAAAATATATCTTTTCTTTGCAACCCAAATACCTTTGTCTGCAATTACTTCTCTTTTCATTTCCATTTTTTGTTCGTATGCATTTACATAGTCAGCGAGTTCTTGATAAGCTTTATCAATAAAAGGTTCGATTTTATCTGTAGCCACTTTGTCCAAGAAGTCAACGATTTTGGATTTGTCTGTTTCATCTTTGAATACTTTGCCAACAAGTTTGTCAAAACATATATACACCGAATCCGTATCTGATGCAATAATATAATCTTCTCCATCTGTTTTAAGTATTTTATTAAGATACCCAT